ACATTGTCTGTACTATGTAGAATAATACCGCTGCACATCTCTTTTTGATAATAATAATAATCATATCCATTTTGACTAGCATCATCTGTAATTTCTATTTTTTCAAAGCCAAAATCAACTAATTCTTGTTCACTCATTTTTCTTTTGTTTTAAATACTTTTTCTCAAACTTCTCCCAACCTTTTGGATCAAACTGTGTAATAAGCAAATTAAGTTTTATTTCTTCTTCATGCTCATCACACATTCCAATCCCTTTAATATCAAGATCAGGACTATACCTTTTGGTAGCCGGAGCTCCACATTTTATACATGTTAAATCATTCATCATGACAATCTTTACAAATTACTGGAAATCCCGCAGGTTCTCCATCTGCCGGCATGTTCATCTTCTTTCCAGAAGCCTGTACATACACTCTTTCTTTTGGTTCTAAATATACACCACATTCGGCACACATCTCACCATTAATCATTGCATTAGCTATCTCTCCCATTTTCTATTAGTTTTAATACATCTTCTTCTTTATAGTAAATTTTACCATAAATTCTTGTTGAAGGTAAGGTACCTGTTCTTCTATACTTTGCTAAAGTTCCGGCAGATATTTTCAAGATTGTTCTTGCTTCTTTAGGATTAAACCAGTTCTTCTGAATCAATACCGGATCCTTCTTCATCAACTCTCTTATTTCCTCAAGTAATTCATACTTGAAGTCTATAAGATCTTGTTTAGTTATTAAGTCTATCTTCATATTAGTAAAATGTTACTTTGTCTAACAACTTATGTTTATAAAAATATACTGAATCAACCTGAATAGGTCTTACTTCATCTTTATTAGCAACATGCAGTATGAATTCAGACTCTTGCCATTTATGATGATGTGGAGCATGATGCACATGAGGGGTATGTACATAACCTGCTTCAACAACATGACTGTAATCCTCATCATGACACATGTGTCCTTCAACATATTCTTTGGCTACTATATATCCAGTAAATGGTTTAGATTCACATGAGTATAAAATACACACTAATACTATTAAAAACAATGATCTTTCCATAACTTAAGATTTGATAGCTGCAATAGCTTTTTTAATATCTGTAAAAGGAATATGAGTATTCTCATTTACTATAACAGAACTACCAACTAATTTTAACTCTGGAATCACTGTTCCTCCTGAATTAACAAAGGATACAACTCTGGCCGGCACAACTTTGCCACCAACTTTTTTTTCATAAGCATAATGTCTATGTACTACAAATACTTTACTACCTATAGTAAGGTCAGTAATCTTATAAGTTTTCTTTGTTGCCATCTTTACAATGTATAAGGTGTTACTTTATTTAAAAATACTCCCGGATCAATAATTTCAGTAGAATAATCAATACTCATATAGATAGGAAAACTTTCATTATACAATCCATATTGATTAATCCTTTGTTCTCTTAATTGCTTAATAGATAATGCTACTAAAAAGAAATTATCTAAATCCTCAGAACTCATCATTTCTACTAGTCTTTCTTTTTCTTCTTCAAGTAGTAATCCAGTTTTAACCAATAAGTTTAGCTCAGCTAAAAATATAAAAGGTTTGAATGTACCTTTCTTTGTTCCTTCTGTATACATAAACCACAGATAGCCCATATTGCTATCTTTTGTTTTGCAGACACTCTGGTGTTCTGCACAAATTTCTGCTATTAACTCTTGTACAGGTTTATTTATTACTAATATGTTTTTCATGATCCTAAAAATTTAAATATTGCTCTTAGTTTTTTGTGTTCATCTATCACCCATTCTGGAGTAAACAAAGCAGCTTGTTCTTCAAATCTAACTCTTGTATTTACAGTAATATCATGAGTAAAGTGTGCCACCCAAACACTGCTAAAATATAGTTGAAATTGAACTTTAACATTTATTTCTTTTGTAATAAAAGTATATTCATGATGACTGATTCTAGATCTATAAAAACCATATTTTACAAGCTTTTTACCTAATATTTCTGTTTGTCTTAGTGTCATGCTTCTACAAATTTTACTATTGCTTCATATGCTTTTATTTTATCTTCAAGATCATCTATTACTTTATATATAGGTATACTATAATGGTCATGAACACGGAACTTAATAGTTAAGTCAAAGCTTAATAATATTACAGTGCAATAAATCTTGTATAAATGATCTGTATGTATAGGTGTTATATTTATATTAACAACAGAAAGACTATTACCTTTAACATAAACATCATTTTCATCTGCATTATACCCAGTACTGCGCATGTATCCTCTGTTGATTAAATCTTCTATAAAAAGTGTTTTTCTAGTCCTAAACATGATTAAAAGATATAACGAATAGTATTCCAAGGAATATAATCATCATGAAGTTTGACAAACTTTTTAATATAATCAGTTTTCCTATTATGTTCATATCTAATATTACCTCCACCATACTGTGATACTTTCCCTTCCTGTATTTTAGGTACCCATAATAGTTCTTCTCCTGGAAGTTTATGTTGTAGATTATACAAATGCTTATCTGCATTATGAGTCAGAAATATTACTTCAGCTTTAATAATACTATTATCCCATCTGTTATAATGAGAATGTCTATTAATCATATGAAATAGAAACTCATACTCTGTAAGCCAATTATCATGAACTATTACTGGACTAAAATTCAAATGAACTTCATATCCAGCTTTTAAAAACAATGGTATAGCGTTTAATCTTTCATCAATAGAACTTGTATTAGGTTCAAGAACTTTTCTCCATCTTTCAGGCATAAGGCTAAATCTTACTCTAATTTTACCTTCCGGATTAAATTCTAAAAGATCCTTATTTGTATACTTGGTAGCAAATGAACCCATAGCAAGTGGATGATCTCTAAAGAACTCAAATATTTTTTTCCATTCATGATACTTAGCATGCAAAGCAAAGTCTTCATTACAAGAAATATCATAAGTAATATACTCTCCAGTTTGATTAGGTTTATCCACTGTTGCAAAGTAGGCATGTGAATTAATCTCTGTCAGGATATCCATAGTATTAGTAGCTACAGTCAATCCTTCCGATTTGTGCCTCTTCATGTAACAGTATGTACAATTATAGAGGCACCCATGTCCAAAACTTGGTGAAATAAAGTCAGTGCTCCGCCCGGAAGGTCTAATAACCATAGACTTCCTAGTAACCTTTTCTACTATCATATTAATCTAGATTTCTATATAGACAGCTAATTAGTGCTACATATATTAATTCAAATAGTATTCTCATGACTATTCTGATTTAAAGGTTTCATTGTAGTATTGTTCTGGTTGATAACATTGAGAACCATAATCATTGCTCCCTTGATTATAAGCATCCATTATCTGCTCTTCAAACATTTTATTGGCTTTTTTAAATACTTCTTCTTTTTGCCAAATGAACATTTCCTTCCAATGTTTAGATTTAATCTGGTCTTCTAACCATTTAACTGCACTCTGTTGCATCTTATTCCATTGTTAGGTTGCTATCAGATAAAATCTCCCGGATCTTATCTCTTAAATTTTCATAAGCCTCTCCTACTTCAGAAGGAAGTTTCTCATTATACTTAACTTGATTTCTAAGATATTGATCTATTTCCCATATAGCAGCTCTATACTTCCACCCATCTAATGCTACCTGAGCATCAGATGCAGCATCTTCATCTGTAAATTCAATTATTACTTTCATTCTATTCTGATTTAAAGGTTAATTCTTCTCCTGTCAGTGCAAAGTATAAGTTTTGTAGTTGGTGAACATATTTAATAGATTCCTCTAAAATAGCCCAAGAATTAAAATAAACTCTACCTTTTTTATGACGCTCTAATTCATTTGATACTTGTATTGTTAATTTTTCTTTGTCAAATTGGCTACTTACTTTTGACTTCTCAAACCCAAATTTTATCAACCATTCTTCTGTTAGTGGAATTGGATTATAGTTTGGTTTTTCCATTGCTACTATCAACAATCTTATTTCATGATAAGAAATAGTGCCAATTTCTCCATTTGGTAAATAAAATTTATTACCTATTCTCAATTCACTTGCTTTCATTCTATTCTGATTTAAAGGTTATTACTTCTTTTTAAATTGTTCAAACCATTTGTCAAAGTTTTTTGTAAATTCCCTTGGATTACCCGTAGCTGGAACTTGCCATCTAACTTCTTCAGCTATTTTTCTAACTTCTTCCTCACTATACATTCTTTCAGCTTGCCATTTAGCACCTGCTATCCAATTATCTGTTTTGCATAAATTAGGGTCTGCAAGATTAGCAGCAGCTTCTTCAAGTGTTTCTTGTTTAGGTTCTTCTTGTGGAATGATGATTTTGTAGCATTGTGATTTATTTAGTTCACTCCACCTAAACTTTTTATAATTAAAGTTAACCACAACACTCTCACAACTTGGATTCTTAATAAACCATTCTAAAAATTCATCATCAATAGCTTGTACACCATCTGTAATTAGGTCTTGGTCTGTTGTTAGGATGATTTTTTTATAGTATGAATCTAAACCCTTAATACCATCATACTGTACTATATTTTTTGTAGAAAGATTTAAACCAAAATCTCCTTCTTCAATAAATTCATCAGAAGTGATGTAGATGTGTTGGTTCTTACATAGTCCTTGAGATTTAGGCATCAATCCATTAGGATATAACATTAATTTACCTGTTATATGTAATCTACTTGGTTTTTCTGTTGGTAATAAATGTAAATTTTTCATATTACTTTTTTAAAAATTAATTTTCCAAGATCCTAGTAATTCAGGATGAAAATGAGCTACAAATAACCATACAAGAATAGTCATAGATATTATACCATCTATCTTCTTAAATAGTATCAAACTTTCCCAGTGCTTATTTTTCTTAAAATATTTGGCCACAGGAGCTTGTAAAAGAGACAATACAAAAATAGCTAAGTATGCATACCATAGCCCACTAATTGCCATTCCTAAGATTAACCATACAAGATAGATTGTTGAAAAACAACCAGTTACCAATCTTATTGATTCTTTATCATCTTTATCCTTTGGTAATATATACAGAGCTGTTATAAATGCTCTTGTTTTAACAAACACCCACATTTCATACATAAAGGCTGCACCTATCATAAGTGCTAATAACACATCTTTCATAATTAATAGCTTTTAATTATTAAATTTATATTTTATAGTTCTTTTGATTAGATCCACACAGTAATCTACATCATGTAATGTAAGTTTTCCTGTATTAGATTCTACTTCACTACAGTGATGAATAGTAAGATAAATACATTTTTCCAATTCTTTAAACATATCCTCTTGATCCTTGTAAGCTTCATCTAACTTAGTTTCTAAGTCTGCAATAACCTCATCCTTAACTTTAAGCCCTGCCTGTGCTTTTTCTAAGTTAAGTTCCAAATCACTTTTCATCATTACAAAATCATCATTCTTAACCTTCTTAGGCCTTCCTGAATTTTTTACTTTATTGTTAACTGCCATTTTTACTTGTTTTTTTTGTTCTAAATAATCAATAATAAAACCAATAGCAACTAGTATATTCATACCACAGGATGCTATTATTTCATGAATGTCCTCATATATAGTGGACATCAAATGTACATGACCAACCATCCAGAATGGTACAGATAAGTTTTGGCTTATCCATACCACTAGATATTTTAGAAAGTGTTTCAAATTAGCTGAGCTTTTTGATAATTGCACTCACTTGCTTTGGAGTTAGTAGGAAACTTATACCATCTGTTCTTAGATGAATAGAGAATACAAGCTTTGAAACCATCCATGTCTTTTTATCAACTTCTATAAACATGTCATCCCCTGTATTAAAAACACTTTGTAAAGCATTAAAAAATTTCAAGGCATCCTCCTTTTCACCAAGAGAGATATGTTGGTAGTCTACTAATACTTTATAATCTTCATTTCTAAAAAAAAGTGTATAATCATTTGTTGTTTCTGTATAGTAGTTACGCAGCTCAGGTGTACCTGATAACAGGGGAATCCAGACTAAACTATCTTTTACTGTGCTCTTACGCACAACAACCTGACTATTTGCATTGAGTGCAAAAACAGTCAGTATACATATTAAAATTACTCTTTTCATTTGTTATTGTTTTTTATAAATTCATATGCAGCTTTACTACCACTCATATTAAAGTTATAAATTTCTGTTGTGCAGTAACTCTCATTTATCCTAATTTTTATTGAGGAAGCATCCTTAAAGTATGCAAGTAAGTTAGGTAGCTTGTCCAAAGTCCATGTAAAAAATACTACATTATTCTTTGTAGATTTCTGACCAGTAAAGCTATACTTCTTATCAACCCCATTTACAACAAATACTATGTCTACTTTAGGATTATCATCACAATAATAACCACCTTTAATAAAAAATACAACAGAAGTGTCAATATTTTCTAGTTTCAGAAAGGCACCATTATCCGTTTCTGTGTATGCAACATTGTATGGCTCATCAAAACCATTATTTATTTTCTCATAAGTCCATTGAGCACTAACACTTCCTGTAATTAGTATTGCTCCTAATAAATTAATCACCTTCTTCATTGTTCACTGTTTTTTTCTTCTCTTGCTTCACCATAGTGGCTCGAGAATTTTTTGTTTGCTTGTTGTACTTTTCCAATCTCTCTTGAATTTTCTTGTTCAATAGATTGTAATCTAACTCTATCCTTCTTTCTTTCATATTCCTGCCAGTTATAAATTTCTAATTCTTTCATTCTAACTACATCTCCAAGTGTCATACCCTCCGGTATTCCTCCATTTTCTTCCATAATAGCAATACATGCTTCTTTCATTCTTCCCATAATCTTATATTTTTTTCTAGTAAAAAATTAATTGTTACTCTTATATCATCATGGCCATGTATAGAACCAATTATTTTTAATTTAGAATAAGTAGAATGTAAAATATCTAATTTAATTCTTACTTTTCTTTTAGTTCTTACTGTATCAACTACACTGAAGTCAAATGGAAACATCTGGGCATATACATACACATTCTTTACATAGGATTTATCATTACAGAACTGAACAGCTATAGTTTTATTATGATGAACTGTGCTTCTTTTATAACCAGTTATATTTGCTATGCTATGTTCCGGCATCATAAATCTATATTTCAGTAATCCAATTAAATAACTTCTTTGATCAACCAATGCTCTTTCTCTAGAATTCTTTTTAATTTTTAATAAAGCATTGATTACATCTTCTTTAGTGTAATCTTCCATACTATACTAAATCTAATTCAGCTTCTTTTATTTTTTCTTCTTCTGCTTCAGCAAATAGACCTTCTATAGGTAGAAATCTAGTTGCATCATAATATTCATAAGGAAATGATTTTTTGGACAACTGGACTTCTTTCAATATAACTCCTAATTTACCTGGTTGTAATCCCATATTTACAACAGATACAACAGTATAAACTATACCTTCTTCTATCCATTCTTCTGGAGATATTTTTGCAGGTTTATTTGATGAATCAATACAAATGACTTTCATAGGCTTCAATTTCTGTTATTAAATCTAAATCTTCTAAGTTAGTTTTTAAATCTAACATTTCAAGAAAATCACCGGATTTAACAGAACATTTACCTCTATTATGAACTGTAATTGCACATTGTTCAGCTTGTGTAGCATCATGTTTACAATGACGCATAAGACATGCAATTACATATAAAAAGTCATGATGGTCATCATTATGCAATACTAACTTATGTGTTTTTACATCTTCCATATACTTCTAATATAATAAAAATATTGGGGTTAATCTAATTTAACCCCAAAATCTTTCCAAATTACTTTAGTCTGATCAAAATTTTCTAATGCTTCCTTAACCCATTTTTCATCTATTGTATCCATATAACATAGTATGTGGACAATAGCTTTATCATCTGGATTTAACCGGAGTAATCTTCCAATCCTCTGACTTGCTTTTCTCTCATTACCATATGCATGCATAATAATACCTTGCTTAAGATTAGGAATATTTACACCCTCATTTAACTGCAGTACAGTAGAAAGTTTATTTATTTTTCCTTCCTTAAACATGAGTAAATTATCCTCTGATTCCTTGTTGTTGCTATGATAGCTATGTTTACATAATCTATCTGCTTGAGCTTGAGTATTAGCAAATACAATACATTTAGTTTGTATACTATTCATTAGTATTTTAGTATACTTTTCTTTAGTAGGATATTCCATCATTGCTTTCATCCTCATGACTCTAAGTATATGCATATTTCCGGAACCCACATCTAGTCTTCTTGACCAATAAGTATAGTTATCTACTTCAGATGCTAAATACTGTTTGTTACCAGTTTTAACAGGATATACTTTGTTATTAGTCAAATGTAACTGATGCACTACTATCTGGTAATCATTTAGTATTCCATTCTCTACAGCATCATCTGCTTTGAATGTAAATACTACAGGACAGAACTCTTGTACTAACTTACCTTTTTCTGAATAACTCCTTTTTGGTGGAGTACCTGTCAATCCGAGAATCTTCCCTCTATATAGTTGGAGAAATCCTCTATGACTATCTAATAAACTATGAACTTCATCCAAATAGACTGCATCATAATCATTAGGGTTATGTTTATTCAAACTTAAATAAGTAGTAAATACCATTCTACCTAATAAATCTTCTTTTCCAAATTTAACAGCATCATCTTTCCATGATTGGAAGATTGCCTTCTTTGGTGCTACAATAAGACACCGCATCAACTCTGTAGTGTTTTGCTCTATATGAGTTAGGCCAACAAGGGTCTTGCCGACCCCTGTGCCAAGTACCACTGAAACACGTTGTTTACCCTCTGTAGCTTTGATTGCTTCTTCTTGGACTTCTTGCCTGTTCATTTTTTTAAATTAAATTAAATACATTCTTTTGGATAAACTGGTTAGCCTCAGATACATCTGTCATAGCTTTAATAGTCTTGATGTTATCATCAATATTCTGAAGAGTAGCTTTATGGTCATAATTTTTACTATTATAAGCCTGTATAAATACTCTCAAGAAGTTATGCTTAACCCATCTATCAGCTTTACCAATCTTAATAAACAAATCACTAAAGTCTTTACACATTGCTTGAGCTTTTGGATTTGTAACTCTAAAGTTACCAGTTTTAATTAAATCACTTGCAGCAGATACACCATTGTAAGAATCTGAATTATTACAAATACCTGCAATCATTAGTGGTTCCAAGTTATACAAGTTCTTAAACTTTTTCAGTGTAAGGTAATCAGGGTGAATATATAACCAAGCATTTACATAATCCATAAGCTTCCAAGACTTGGAAGAGTTATTGTAAAATGCCATAGTATGTACTATATCATCAAGATCAGTTACCTCAACATATTCATATCTAACTGGAACGCCTTCCCTTTGACATGCATGTAACAAATGCTGACCATCAATAATATAAGTTTTTAACTCACCATCAATAAGATCTGTTTTAATACACATTACTGATCTTCTTACACCAATCTTGCGGAGACTCTGTACTAATGCTTCTACTTGTTTTGCATCAATAATTCTGTTCATTGGTAAATAGTTAAACAATGTATAATCTGTTGTTGTAGCTATTTGAATAAATCCTTTTTTCATAATCATAAATTTTTAAATCATTAATAAAATCATTTTAACCATCCCATGGTCCTAGCATCTGCTGGATTAGCACTTTACTACTATTTATCTCATTCTATTCTCATTTTTTTTGTTCTACAATTTCAATTAAATTAGCTAGACAGGCTGTTTGTGCTTCTTCATAGCTTTTAAATGATGAGCCTGTGTAGGTATCATTAAATCCATC